CGCCCACTTGATTTTATGGTGTGGCTGCCGGTATTGAATTATAATAATACATTACCGGTATATTGAGAAAGAAAACGGGTGTAAAATCCGTTCCAGCTGAACAATAATAATCAAAACCACCGCTAGTATTACTACCCTGATCAATAGGGGTAGTGACACCAGCAACGGTTAGAGAATCATCAGTAGTCTCATCCACTGCAGCACCCAAAGTATTTGTCAAAATATCATTAGAAATGAATTTATAACGTGAATACATTGGTGCCGCAAGAGAAATGGCTCGTTGTGTACCCTGATTGGTTACACTAGTACCTGTAGAACCTCGTGGTTTGTATACCGTTGAGTTTCTAGCCATTTCATTTGCATTGCCTGAAGTAGCAACACTATTGCGGTAACCCGCAGATGATAAAGCAGCAAATACTTTATCATTTGTTCGTGTCAAACTAAGATCATTAATATCGTAATTTGATCTGGCATTGATATGCCAATGCATAGATCCTCTCTTCCCAACGAAGGGTAAGCAGAAATATGCTGTGTATGTCCAATTGACAAAATTATACGGTTTCGGAAGACCAGAAGATAATGCCGTTGCACTTAAAACTCCATCATCATCATATCCCGGAATTAAAGGGACACGTCGGAAGACAGAACGCAATACATTATAAGTATCTGAAATTGAATGTGCATAATTAAACTCAAGGAAACCCAAATACGTAGTGCGTCTCATAAGAGTTCGTAATGATGAAACAGTTTCACCCATATAAACTAAATTCAATCCAGGGTAAGCATTAGAAGGTGCGAGACCCATTTCAACTATTTCCTCTGATTCAGCATCATAGGAAATTTCTGAAGATTGAACAGTATAAGGGGAAAAACGATTATCTATGGAATCTGGACAAGCAAATTCCAAATTATCACTTCCACTTACAAACATAGCAATCACAACGTCAGCTGATGCAACTGGTGATGTTTGTTCAGTAAGTACTCGTACAGTCAGAATACCATTACCATGAGGCTGTGAAGCACTTAAAGGTGAAGGTGAATGTTCGTTTGTAACATAATTTGTCTGAACAGGTACATAAGAGGTTGGTTGTGTGTATGGAACATTGAAACATACATCTGTTGTTTCAGTGATATCTACAATTTTAGTATAAACCTGAGTTGTAGAATCTGCTGTACCAGCAATATCTCCATGAGGATCCCATGAGATCCTCACACGACCTCTGTGATATCTAGAACAAATAAATTTGAATCTAAATTTGATATCGCCTCTCCAATATCTAAATGCATTTGCTACATAAGACATAGGTGTATTATATTGTAATCTTTGTTGAGCCTGAGTAACATTTTGACGCATACTCGGAGTTACAACGAAATTATACAATAATTTGTCAACCAAATCTGAGGCATCCCAGTTTACTTTGGCAATATATGATTCCCTCTGTACAAATGATGCAATATTCAACTCATCTGCAATATGAACACCAACAACTTTGGGGTCGATGGCAAGTTCATTTTTACAGTCTAGAGTTGCTTTTTCAATAGGAATTCCAATATCTGTGGAAGCAAATTGAGGAAAAGGTTGATTTTTGAATTCATGAACATCATCAATAACAGGGACATCTGTATAACCAAAAAGACTAGCAACATCTGCAACTGCATCGGCAGCAACAGAGGTAGCTGTCATAAAGGGACCAATAACTGGTAATTTTGATAACATACCAGTAGCTCTTGCAATAGCAGAAGCTGGCTTAGAAATTGTTCCTTCATGGTGATATTCATCCTTTGTGTGTACATTCTTAGGTTTACCACCACTCTTTTTCTCACTAGATTGAACTAGATAAGCAAAAGTAGATAGACACTTTGCACAAAAATATGCGTCTTTGGCAAAATGTACAGCGTGGTATCGTTTAGAATGTTTCATAGGAATCTCCGAAGATTGAACAGATAATGCAACAGTTGGACCAGCCAACTCAACATCTTCTGCCCAAGCATACACTTGAATAGTGCAACTTGTACCAGCTACTGAATTAGCATTCAATAGTTCTGTGATCGAAGTGAAACTCAATTGACCCATATCTTGTAAATCAAGGGATGAAGTAGCATCTAACCATTCTTTATGATATAAAAAAGGTAATGTCATTTCAGCACCTTGATTAGTTTGCGGATACAAGTAAACATGTGGTCTTTGTGATTCTGGAATCAAATGATTCAAACCCGTTCTAACCATTGGAGCTGGATTAAAGCTCGTCAAAGGTTCATAAGAAACTAATACTGCACTATAATAAAATGGTGAAGCATTAATGACAATTTTGATTTTAAGATTACATTTAATCAGATAATAATTATCTAATTTTTTCTTAATGGCAGCATTATCAAAAAATTTGAACCAAGGTCGGACATTGATTGTGGAAGAATCCAAACCAAATCCTTCGTTCCAAGTGATATTATATATTTCTACTGGTCGACTTAAAAAATCTCCCAATTGAACATTTTGAGAACCATCACCCTGTAGATAATCTACAGGAGCTGATAGATCCAAAGATGCTCCACCAGTTTCATCTCTAAATTCAACTACACCTTGTGTGGTGGATGAATCAGCGGAACCGGAAGCATCTTTTTGCATATCAACTTCATTTGATTGAACTTGAAAATAAGAACTTTGACGTTCCAATTTAATTTTTTGTGGTTTAATAGAGGCTTCGTTCTTAAAGATGATATACCCCTCTTCGGTATATCCCTCGAACATATATTTAGTTTGTTGTTGTTTCGCAAGTCGATTTTAAGATCACTGCTGCAGACTCATACAGTGCAGTGAAATCGTACATTTCTTTGGGGTTCAGCCATACCCATCCCTAAATAGGGATTTTGAGGAACACTCTGGCAGAGTTAAATGAAATATCCACACTTATGTATCATTGTGAAAGCACGATTAGTTTGATACACACAGTAACTATATTTCATTAATCTTAGTTGGTTAAAGATGGTAGATTAAACACCTATTGTTGAGTGAGCGAATCGATCACTCCTTTACCGCATACACGGCGTGAATTATCCCAAAATTCCTTGATCAATTGATCAAATGTGGGAAATGTGGTCTCAATGACCCAATCTTCAATATTAACCTGTTTAACCAGATCTTTTAGAAGATCAATTTTCAATTCGTAGATTGTGCGTCCGTAAAAGAAATATTCACGTACAGCTGATGAAATAACAGCCAACATTTGTTCTTCTTTTGAAATGGTTTTGGAACGAACCCATACCATCAACATCTTCTCAATCGATTCATGATCTAAAGGAGCTAGGTAAGCCTTACAATCAAAATCATAAACCCAAGTTCTTTTCAAAAAAGAAGCATCTCGAATATGAATGAGAGGTATTGACGCTGCCTCTTTGTCAGCCATAGTATAAACTATACCCATGGATGCAAAGGCAGTGGAAATTGTAGTATGATTGTACCAAGTGTTATGTTTCGAAACACTCATTATATTATCATCACCATAGGTCATCAAACTCACATTATCCTTAAAAGTTTTGACTTCACTATTAGGATTTAATAAATGGTATACATATCTCATATAAAGAGAATTAACCAAACTATTAATAATAACTGTGAGTGGATGTCCAGATGGATTAGATCCATAAAATTGAACCAAATCTCCATTGAAATCAACCAGAGGAAATGCTGTATCTTTTTTGATTCCTTCTAGAACCATAAGATCATCTTCATCATAGTTCTCACTCTTTTTGCATAATTTGATTAAAATATCAAAAGCAGCTGAGATGAAATGAGGAGACATGCGTTTATCAAACGCTTTATAGTCTCCAGCTACAACACGATCCTCACCAAATTTGGTGATATATTGATACATTTGATGCCATTCATAAGACTGCGCTACAGTCCCTGGAGCAGCTTCAAAAACCATCCGATTGTTTTGAATCAAACGAATTGAAGATAAAAGATACTTTCGAACAACAATTGTCCAATCAAAGGGTGCACCAGTGAAAACGCGTGTTTTCTTGGCTTTAATCTTTTTAAATGAAACAGGTTCATCTTTAAGATGTGCACAAAAATTTGGACAAGCGCGTTCACCTTTTTTATAGGTTGCTATAATTTGGACGGCACGATCCATTATTTCGTCAGTAACTTCAACTGGATGTTGCATACCATACATTTCTGGTATGGCAGACATAAATTTCTTCTTAGAGCATTTCCAAGGATTACCAGCAGAAGTAGATCTGTTGATCTTATCAACATAAGCTACACCACTGGCTCCATTTATTGCCGTAAAATCATCATAGATATGTAATTCATTGAGATCTTTAGATGTTAATCTATTTATGATATCATCATAAAAAGAATCCACACAATCTTTTAATATATCACCATGAATATCTACAACTGGATGTATCATATCTTGCGCAGCAATTCTCCACGGTTCCCAACCTGTCATAACAGGCGGTCCAAATTTAATTTTGTAATCGTGATTACTTAAAATTCGAGCAAGTGGAGTAATTTCTACTCTAGATTTTCCGGCTCTTCGAAAACCGGAAAAACTTCCATAAACAGCAGCTGAACCACTATCAAAATATCTAAAAACAGATTTATTGGACAATTCTCCAACACTCCTCTGTGCAGATTCTGATGACAATTGTGGTAATCCACTTTGGATTTCAAACTTGAGAGATTCAGAGATACTCAATATTGTTTTAGCTGTAACTGGGACTGAAAAAATTCGACTTATACCAGATTGGGCAATAACATGAAAGCCAGCAACAAAGGATCCCAATGGTGATTCAATGATCAATAAAGATCCACAATCACCATCAACAGTGGGCACACCCTCATTGATGACTCCAATGATATTACTCTTAAATCCCTGAATTTTTCCTTCACCGATAAGAGGTGTTTGGAAAGTTCGTGAAACATTTCTTCTAGTAATCGAACCATCACGTTCTCGGGATAGTAAATATCCATTTAATTTCAAAGAAACATCATTTTGCAACAAATATTTTTCAACTCCTCGTTTCGGTGGTAAACCTTTAAGGAAAAAGAAAATTGTATCTGTTTCAACATTTCTTTCAATAATATCGGAATTTGTTAATACACATTTAAGATTGGTAGTTACACCATCTTTAGTGCATTGCATTGTGATATCAAGATTAGTCATACTTTTAAAATTTGGTATGTTATGATTATTCGTGAAATAAATTTGCCCACGTAAACACGTGGCTTTGATTGTCAACATAGTTTGTCGTTCAGTGGTGACAACTATATGAATCAATTCACGAGATATCATAGTTGCGAATTGTTCACGAGACAAGCTATTTGAACTTGTACTCTGTGGAGTCATATCAAAAGATGATAAATCATATGAATCATTATACCAAACATTTTCACGTTCACGCTCTTTGGCTTCAGGTCTATGACCTTCAG